AAAAAGTATACTTTTTTTATATCTATTTGTTATATGTAATATGGTAACTATAACTACTATATTACATCATCTAAGGGAAATATTTGATATATCGCTTCTGCGCAAGCTTTAGCAATTTCTTGATGTTCTTTCTGAGTGCCATTTGCCGCTCTCAACTGAATGTAATGAATCCAAGATCTTAGTGTTCCGTTGACATACATACGAGACATTGTCAAACCTTCAGGTAGAATTGCTCTAGCCTGTTCCTTTGCGATTCCAGCATTAATAGCCCATTCATAAGCGTGTTTACAACGCTCGATAATAACTTCTTGATACGATTCCCATATATGATGGATAGGATCATCTAGTGAAATATTTACTGAATTTTGACGATTCTTATCATCTTGCATTCTAGCTTCTCTAGTCACAAAGCTTAGATCTTTAGTAGGATCAGCATATCGCTGACTAAACTCTTGAAACGAAAAAGATCGATGTCTAAGAATTTGTCTAGCGATATCCCGAGTAGTATCGATTTCCATACAGACACTGGCCATCTCTAAAGGTGACCAGTGCTGGTGTTTAATCAGATACTTGACTAATTTTTCCGCGGTTTCTTCATTATTTTGATTATTTGGATTTGATACACGAGCGCAATATGCGACCATCTGTAACAAATCATCTTTCAATTCAACGCCAATTGCTGGCTTACTATACGAAACAACACGTACTTTAAACATTTATTAGTCCTCTTTCTTCACCAATGTGTAGATACCATATCCTAAACCGACCCAAGCTAACAACTTAGCTAAGCCTCCAAATAACACCACTGAACCGCAAACTGCGATCAATGCAATACCATCATGTGAAGTTCTTTCAACCAATCTAGCTTTTATCCAATCTAACATATATTTCTCCTATACTTTAAATTCCGCAAACGTGTCTTTATTTTCTCTATCCCCCCACGTTGCGATAGGTTTATCGGGGATACTCATATCTGACATAATATCAGATTGAGCAGATTCTTCTACATCGTACAATTTCATTCTTGCACGATCGATTCCGACTACAAATCTTTTGAATTTAGTCGGATCATTATATCTGTTTTTGAGTTGCTTTACCATTACCTGATTCAACTCGTCCAATTCTTCAGTCGCTATTAATGCAAACATCAAATCGGCTGTTGCTGGTAAACCGAAAGATTCTGATGTATCTTCAAGACCTACATCCGTATTACTAAAACCGGAACGCGTAGTTTGAGTTGCTGTCATTATTGGCAGATTAAACTCAATCGCTAAACCACGCAACTCTTCAGCAATAGCTTTAATGTAGGTGTAACTATTTATACTACCACCCATAGCTTTCATACGAGATGACGAACATATGTTTAGGTAGTCTATGTATATAATATCTGGAGCAAACTTCTTTTTAAGCTTTAATTCATTCAATAAAGCTCTAAAGTGACCAGAATGTGCAGCACCAGTAGGATATTCTTTAATCAACAATTTACCAATTGTACCCTTTGCAATTTTCTGAATCTTTTCAGANAATACATCTTTNGGCAATGATTCTAGTTGTTGAATAGGTAGATCCATAAGATTAGCATCAATACGTTCGGCGATTCTTTCTTCNGCCATTTCCATAGTAATGTATAAAACGTTTTTACCTTGTTGTAAAACNGAAGCAGCATTATGACACATGAACAAAGATTTACCTACACCAGTACCAGCAAGACAAACGTTTAGCGTCTTGTTCGGAATACCGCCTTTAGTAATTTTGTTAAAGTAATCTAGATCCCACGGTATACGTTCTTCTGTTTTATTATAGAAATCAAAACGAGCCGACGAATCATCAATATAATCATGGCCAATAGCTTGATCAAATGATACACCAAGAGCAGTTGAAAGTATTTCAGGTATAGCACCTTCAGATTTTTCAGGATCTTTGCCATCGATGATTCCAATAGAATCCATAATAGCAAGATACACAGCTCTATCTTTGCACCACTTTTCTGTTTCATTGATGAGATAATCTGTATCTAAATCAGTTTTATTAGCAATCTCGTTGATTAACATAGATGACTGATTTAATATATCTTCTGGTGCTGACACTTTTTGTAGCTCAATATCTAAAACCCTACCTGTTGGCAGTTTGTTATGAGATGCTACAAATCCTACAATAAGATCGAATACTACTTTATGCGTACCNTCAAAATATTCTTTTTGAAGATATGGTATTACGCGTCTGCAGTATTCTTCGTTATTGAGTAGATGACTCAGTACGTGTGTCGGTATTTCGTTTTTCAAGATTTGTCGTTCCTTGTTCAATAATATGTGTTAATAAATCTCCGAGATAATTGTTAAAATTCTCGTCGTTTCTCAATGTGTCGTGATCAAAATCACCTGGATCATTTATGTTATACGTAAATGATAATGTTGCAATATCAATTTCCGCTGATTCTTTAATAGATACAGTGCCGTAAATAAATCTCACACCATCATACGGCGAATTGTCGTTTAGATGAATTGCATAGAAATCTGATTCCGGATGTTCTACTGTAATATAGTGATTATCCATTCTCTTGCTCGATATCTAATTCAATGTCTAACAGTGGCTTATGACCGATTTGATAATGGCCTTTTAAGAACTCTTTAAAGTTTGTGCCATCAAATATTGGCTTCCAGAACTCTTCTTGTAAAGTATCTTTTTCTCTTACTTTAGGCTGAACCAATTCTCCGGTTTCCATATCAACTCTGCAATACCAACCTACATTTGGTTTTTGAACATAACCACCGGCTAATGCCACATCTAGTAATCCTGAATATGGAGCAATACCACCTTCCCAAGTTACTGTAATAGGAATTTTAGATTTCTCTTTTACAAACCTTGATTTCTCAACGTTAATTACAAAGTTATAGCCTTTGACTTCCATTCCTTGCTTCTGTTGCTGTCTTCCTAAAATCCAGATATTATCCGCAGAGTAATAAATACCTGTTCCGCCAGATACAATAGCTTTAGGGAATAAACCAATTTCTTGATACGTATGATTAACAGCAAGTAAAGGAATATTCTTCATAGCCAGATAAGGAGTGACCATTCTGAATAGACCTTTAAGTGCTTTGGCTCTTGACATATCAGCAACTGATTTTTCATTTAGCGCGTCTTCTAATTCTTTCTTAGAAGCTAGGTTACCAATAGAATCAATTACAACAATAACTTTATCGTTACGTTCAATGTTTTCTAGCTGACCTACTAAATCAAATTTTAGTTGCTCTACGTCTGTAATCGGCGTGTGCAATACTCTATCAGTATTAATACCAAACGACTCGAAATATGATTGCGGTGAACCAAACTCTGAATCATAAAATAGTAACACTGCATCTTCGTGTTCCTTTAAATATGCACCTGCCATTAATAAGGCAAATGATGTTTTAAAGTGTTTAGAAGGACCGGCTAAAACGGTTAAACCAGGACTTAATCCACCATCTGGATCTCCTGATAAAGCTACGTTTATCATTGGTACTTCTGTTGGTGTCATTTCTTTATCGCTAAAGAANACCGATTCTGAAAGAACTGCTGAAGATTTAATCTTAGAGTTCTTTTTTAGTTTGTCCATTACTGACATTATCTCTTTCTCCTACCGAATTGTGTTTGCTCTTGAGACCTTAGTTGTCTCTTATGGCGCGCGATTGCTTCGGCCTTTTTGCGCTTACGTTTTGCTGTAGGTTTCTCATAGAATTCTTTAGCACGAACATCTTGTAAGATACCCGCAGCTTCTACAGCCTTTTTGAATTTTCTNAATGCTACGTCAAAAGGCATATCTTGAGGCGGACGATTATCTCGGTTACCTTTCCGATTTTTGTTGAACTTTCTCGGTTGAGCTTTTAAATTTATACTTGGCATATTTCCTCTTTTATTAATTAATGTGTATATTATAACATGAAATCAGTCAATTGTACACAGTTAATTCCCCAATTTTTGCGTCTATATGACTCAGGAGATAAGTGTACTGATGATGTGCTTTCCATATGGTCCTTTGCGTATGCTTCACTATTCATTGTGAGCCACTCTTCAGGATATTCAACCCTCTTCATACCAAGTTCATCCATGTTNGAAATCCATTGGTTTAAAGCGTTGATTCTTTCTTCGCGAGAACCCCAAAATGGTTTATCTTTATAGTAACCAGTTTTTGGTAGTTTTCTCTCTTCGAATTCTATTGGCCATGGTGTTGAGTATTCTACTTTTATTCCTTTACGTTCTAACTCGTCACCGTATTTTTTCCATTCTTTTAGCATAGGCATGCTATCTGCATTCAATCTACAAATGTGATGTCTAATATCTATATTGCCAAATGACATTGTAATTCCTTTCGGCATACATTCTAATATATGTTTAGTAACATATTCAAAGTCAGTTTTTATTTGCCCGTTAAGTGTTAGCCCATCAGTTTTTATCACCATTGAACTATCCTTAGAATATGCAGCAGTATGGGAATCGCCAATCGTCAACCAATGTAAATCTGCTATATCTGTAGATTTTAACGTTCTTGCAGTTGCGCACTTTTCCGATACTTTATCACACCAGTCTTTATCTAATACATCTTTACGTTTCTTGAGCATTGCGCCATAATCTGGCATATCGATATCTAGTGAATATACAAGCCTTGCTTCTAAGAAATTATTTATTCTTTTTTCGAGATCTTCAGTAAACCCACCAAATAAATTTAGTGATCCACCGAAATTGACACCGTGATCTAAATACAGCACGTCAACAACATCCGCTTCGTGATTAATACCTACATCTAGGTTTTCAGACCAAGTTCTGGCCCAACCGTATCCATGGCTATTTTTCTTTTTAGGTATTTTATTAAAAGTTCCTGTAATCATAAATTCTTATCCCAATCTCTGTAACTATCAACTGTCTCGTATAGTGTTTCATCTGTTAATGTAGGCTCTGGTCCTACATTCCAGAATAATATATTTCTTCCCGTATTCTTCGGTATAAACTTCCATACTTTACCGTCATACGTGTCAATACAAGGAAATGGTGGAAGGTTTTCTGTTTTCTCAGAAGCAGTAAACGCCTTTGGCTCACTTATAACTTCTGCTCTACCCAGTTCTCCAGCTTTCATATTTCTCGATACTGCAACAGATGTAAACTTGGCATTAGGCCATGCTATTTGTAAAGCTCTCGTAAGAACTCCAGTTGATGTGGCCACATATACTTCGTCTGGCTCTCGAATTGCACTCGCAACTTTAACCATACCAGCAGTAACCATTTCATGTTTTAAACCTAGTGGTACAAAATAGTAACCAAGTTTTCTTGAATCTTCTAACGCTATTTTATTTAGGTTTGGCATTGCTGCTATTCTATGGAAGCTTACGTCAGCTCCTTGCTCTATACAACAAGCTTGATGGTGTGAAATCTTTTTACTAGATGGCATATACAATCTAACTTTTTTGTTATGTCTTTTAGCAGCATCTAAAATACTCACACCGGCTAAACCGGTTCGTGGTTGAACATACGCAATAGTATCTTCTTTAATTGTACTAATAAGACAATCGCCGCCTCTAGTTTTAGTACCGACAATCATATCATCTCGTATTACTCTAACACCTTCATGCAATACTTCTACTGGAGATGGATTTGGATCTTCCCAATTCTTAGCCAAATCGAGNTAATATTCTTTTGCTTCATCAGGTTGCATTAACCCGATATCTTTATTAAATCCGTCTTCTATGTGTTTATTATGAGGCATTTCTTATATTCTTATCCATCGCTGAGTGTAGTATCATTGCTTTGTAATCATCTACTGTTAAATTGTTACTGTCTAAAATTTTAAGATCAGACGGATGTGAAGTCATTCCATTGAATGTTTCTACTAAACCAAGTTCTAGCATCGCTTTTTGTCTTCCACGTGGATGATCTTTAATATCGCTGCTAGACCATAAATTATCGTAATCTAAATGCGCATAATCATTACCAGGTCTTACATAATTCTCAACCCATCTGATATAATCACAACATACATCTTCAGCATTATACGGAACACTACCCGTATCATTATAAATTTCTAACATAACTTCATCTAGNAAATCTTGTTTTTTAAGTTTGTTGTCATTTTTTGCCAAGTAAGAAATACATTCTACAGCATTTGTACCATAGTAAAACATGCTTTCTTTGTTGACATAGTGTGGAAACCAATCGGCAATGTCTGCAACAACTGCCGCATACTGAAACTTATACTGTCTTAGTCCGTTCTTTACATTCCAACTTAACATAAATTCACCGACTTCTCTTAAGTCTTTTTTACCGGGAATTGCTAAGAAGTGTGATAGTTCTTTTGCTAAACGTGGAGCATATTCACATAAGAAATAGTCTCCGCCTTTTTTGTAATCTGATGTAGGTTTTGGAAATGCTGGAAACTGGTATCCGATAGAAGTGTAAAATGGCTTTCCTAATTTACCTTCGGCCTTAATTATCTTCTTCATATCATCTATGTCTTCTGCTAGATGAAGTTTAAATAGTAATGTGTTGTGATATCCGGATGGTTTAGTTCCATAGTTAATAGCAGAACCTGTAACTCTATGCAGAATAAAAAGATATAACCAAGTTTCAAGCGAATGCGACTTACCAGTCCAGTTTTTAGCAACTAGTTCTCTTTGAGCAGTCGCTTCTCCAGCTTGCATTCTATCCCAATAAGGATGTTTATCA